GAAGTACTTGGGCATGGTCGGGTTGTCAGGAGTCACCAGTTTGCACTGAGCCCATGCGTCGGTAGGTGCGTTGGGCGTTGGCGATCCTGTCATGCCCCACACACGGCGAGGAGCCTGCTTGTTGCAGATGGTGTTGAGAATCTTCCAGCGGTCGGTGCCTGAGTTACGTGCAAGCGCAAGCTCGTCAACGACGATCAGGTCGATGTCAGGCCGCTTGGCCAGCGCGTCCTTGATGGTAGATAGCCCGTCGATGTTGATGACGTAGATGTCCACGTCTTGTGCGAGCAGTTTGTTACGGCGCTCTCGCGTGCCGTGCAGTACAACACAGTCCAGATGCGGGAACGTCTGAAAGGCTGAGTCCGCCCATGTGCGCTCCATGGTAGACAGAGGGCACACCACAAGCACCTTGTTCACGGTCTTGGTGCGGCGCAGATAGTCATACGCCCACAGTGCGCTGTTGGTCTTGCCAGTGCCCATACCGTTTAGGCAGAACGCACGGCTGTTCATGGACAAGAACGATGCTGTGTCAAGCTGTGCAGAAAACGGCGGATGTCTGCCGCTGACCTTGGGCCAGTCGTAGTGAATGGGCATGGGTTCGGGAACCTCAAAGCCCAAGTTACGCAGCACCCGAGTTTCGTCGGGCCTGTGCGGTATCGCAACCAGAGTTGATCCTTTGTGTTCTACCAACTTCGCGGTTGGTATGACTGTCGTTACTCGTGATGGGTTGCGGAGCTTGAGTACGACAGCCTTTTTTTCTTTGTGAATTAGCATGTGAGTTTCATTGCAATAAATGCGGCAATTATTCCTTCGTCGGTTTGTTCAAATGGCATTGCATGTTCTTCTGCATTTTTTGTAACCCATCTAAGTTCAACATCGTAGAAACTATGGTGTGTTCGCATTACTTGAATGTGCGCAACACCATCTGGGATTTGTTGGCCGAAGAACATGCGGGAACCGTCAGGTCTCCAGTAGCCTTCATTTATCTGGGTTATAACTGCCACTGCCTTTTCTCCATCCACGGTTGGTTGATCGGTCTTGAACTGCTACGTTGGCCTTGTGGTTGCCGCCGCCGTTCTCCAGTGACTTCTTGTGCGCTACGTCCTTACCATCGCCGACCTTGGCCTTGCCATCTTTGATGGCATCGCGCCGTGCAGCGTTGTTCTTCACACGCTTGGCCACTTCTTCAGGGCGAGCGTTGTAGGACTTTTGGTACTCCAGTTTGCGGGGTGTTGATTTGGGCATTTCGATTCTCCAAGATGTGGTAAGCGTTGATGACTACGAAGAACTCGCGTAGCTGGTCTACATTGTCCACGACGATGGCCCAGCCGTCAGCATTTTGAATCTCTTGTATCACTCGGTCTTGATTGGCTGTAGTGCTCCCTCGCTTACCCGGGGCTTTGGTTTCGACAGCTACGAAGATGCCCTTGTAGCAGCAGATGATGTCAGGGATTCCAACTTGCCCCATGCCATTGGACACGGGCATAAAGAACCAAGCGCCAATGGACTTGAGGTATTTCTTGCAAGCGTCTTTGACCTTGCCCTCTGGTGTACTAGCCATTCTTCCTCCCGTTGAACTCGCAGCTCAATACTGGGCACCAAGCCTTACACAGCCCTGACGTTTTGGCTGGCCACCGGTCTCTTTCATATGCAGACTCCAGCTTGTTCACACGAGGCACGAAGTTCTGCCAAATGACAGACACCTCAGAGCGTTCGCGTGGCGTCCAGTCGATCTTCTTTTCCTTGAGCCAGATAAAGCCCGTGGTAACTTTGTTGATCTCTGGGTGATGGGCAAACACGTAGTTGGCGTACAGATCGAGCTGCTCTGTGGGCTTGCGCTTGCCGGTCTTGTAATCTGCAACGATGGCCTTGTCACCATGGAGCACAACCAAGTCAGCGATGCCGCGAGTCCATGCGCCTTTCCATGCTGTCGGCTGGAAGTTCCGGTCCAGTGCGTATGCCTGTTCGCACAGCTTTGCGCCGGGCAGTTTGGCCAGCTTGAACGCCAGCTTCTGCCACTGCTCCATACCTTCAGGCAGCATGACGCCGTCCTTGATGAAGTCCTCGAACGCGGTGTGAACTCGTGTACCCCACTCAGTGTGTACGGTAGGCGGCTCAACGATGTCGCGCTTGACCTTGAGGTGGTAGAACTTGCGCGGGCACGTCTCGAATGTGTCGAGCTGGCTGTACGTCCAAGCCGGGTTTGTCATGTTGTTCCAATGCGGTTGTGCCCCAATGCGTCATTCGACGGTTGGGGCTTTTTGTTCGTGGCTCTATGGTAGCAGCATGGTGAGTGCTGTCAACATTATTTTGCTTCACCGTAGCAATCCGCAATGTCACCCTCAGACCACGTCACAAGCTCTGGCCACCACGACACACCTTGGCGCATGATGCCCTGCAAATGATCGAGGTGCTGCTGCGCATCTTTCTCTGGAACTGCAAACACAAGCTCGTCATGGACTGCCAGCGATGGGCGCAAGCCAGTGTCCTTGTAGAACCGCACAGCATGCTCAGCGATGACATCACGGGCCAGTGCCTGCACCAAGTTCTCAACGCCCTTCCCGGCGTAGATACGAGCCTTAGACCTGCCGCTGCCATACCACCATTCGGACTTGCCGTTGTCGATCTGTTTGTTCAGTGACGGGTAGTAGATGCGACGACCGGACGGCAAGCGCACAGCCTCGTGCTCCACTTGGCACATACCCCATGGGTCGATAGCTGCCTCGATACCTTGGCGGACGTTGGTCAGGTTGTTCTGAAACTGCTTCCAGCCGTTGACGATCTCGCCGTGAGCGTCGCGGTACTTGTTGACCACATCAGTGGCTTCTTCCAGCGTCAGGTCGATGCCGCCCATCAGCTTGGCTACCTTCTGGAACGTAGCGCCGCCAGCGCCAAAGCCTAGACCCAAGTGAGCCACCTTGCCCACCTGACGTTGGTTCTTGGTGACCTCGTCTTCGGTGATGTTGTACAGGTCATGCGCTGCAAAGTATCGGTACAGGTCGGCCTTGTCTGGGCTCGACGCGAACAGCTCCATGGCGTACGGGACTTTCCACAGAAACATATTGACCCGCAACTCGATGCCAGAAAGATCGGCCACGATGATCTTGTGCCCCTTGGGTGCCTTGAGCGACATACGCAGGGCGTCGGACGGCTTGGGATTCTTGGGGTCGATGCGCGGTAGGTTCTGCATGTTGTACTGCTCACCAGACCAGCGACCTGTTGTATCCGCGCCACAGTATTTCAGCGGCACAGGCAGTCTGCCATCACAGGCGTCAGCGGCTCTGAGGAACGCTTGCAGTCGTGTCTCCAGCAGCGTGGACTTGACCTCGAGTCTGGCACGGGCAGCAGCAGCCACCACAGGGTTCTCATGGTTCTGCAGTGCGATGAACGCATCGTCTGTCTTGGCCAGCGCGGGCACACGCTTCTCAGGGTTGGTCGGCGACTGCTTCATGGGGGCCTCAACACCAAGGCGCTCCAGCAGTGCAGAGAACTTGGCAGCCGAGGCCAGCTCAGCACGAACCTGCTCCTCGATATCTGTACCACTGTCAAGGCGCTCAGCCACGAACTGTTCGATGCCAAGGGTGTGGGCCAGCTCAATCAGGGAGCGACGCTTCTCTTCCTTCACATCTTCCAAGGCCTTATCCACCATGGAGTAGTTGAGCAAGAACTTGGGCTCGACCAGCATGCGTGTGGTCATGTCGATCTGCAGCAGCTCCTGCTTGGGGAATGACGGGGCGAGCTTCTTGAAGATAGCCGCACACAAGTCGGTGTCCACCTTGTTGTACTCCTCCATCTGAGCCAGCTCATCTTCGCTGAAGTCACACAGGTGTTTGCCCTTGGTGTTGGTAGCCTCGAGGTCCAGCTTAGCGCCTACCTTCAGCTCGACGGCCAGCTTCTTGAGCGATACGCCAGTCAACGATTTGCCGTTTACGTACGCGCTGGTCTTGGAGTACTTGGGCCTTGCCATAGCAGCAGTGCAGCCGTACATCTTGGGGTTCACGCCCATGCGCCATGCGAGGATCATCGCATCGAAGCCGGACATGTTGTGGCCGATAGCCATAGCATCAGACCAGTCAAGCGACTGCAGGTGCTCTCTGATCTTCTGCTCACCGAACAGCACATATGTTTCAGCGCCGCCCACCTTGATGGCCACAGAGATGATCTCAGTGTCGGGGTGCATCACGTACTCGGTTGGAGACATGCGGCTGAGCGTGTGCTCAGTGCTCCAGAACGACTCAAAGTCAATGTAGATGGGGGTCATCAGTTTTCCAGTTTGTTTGCGATCTTGTACGCCCGCCATAGGGTGCCAACTTCTGAGTCGCAGCTCTCTGCGTAATCGAGAAAGCCTTTGAACTCTTGCAAGCTTTTGATCATGGTGGCAGTCAAGGTGGCGGACTCGATGCCGTCGTTAAGCGTGATTGTGGCGCTTTGCTTAGCTGTGCCAATGCCAAGGTTGCCGTTGGCTGACAACGTCATGGCGGGTTGGATGCTGTTGCCGAAGACAATGTTGCTGGACATCAGTACAGACCTTCCAAGTCTGGTGGTGCGTAGTCAGCCCCCTTGGCGATCTTGCCCTGCTCGTTGAAAATGGGGTAGCCGTTCTTGTCGAACTTGCTGTAATTGCTACGGTTCACAGCAGCCACCGCATCAGCAGTCTTCATGCCAGCGCAGTACCCAGCGCCAACGGCTGTAACGACCTGATCGGCCAGTGAGTCAAGGAACTCTTTGCGGTCTGTGATGTTGGCCAGCAGTTCTCCGTTTTTAAGCATGCGTGCCAGCGCGTTAAGCGCCACACGCGTAGCACGCACTTCGTACTCTATGCCCTCTTCGTTGGTGAAGTCCAACGTGTCAAACATCTCAACCACCTCCTCGAGATGGCAGCCAAGCTGCACGTTGAAGTCTGCTTCTGTTGGCTTAGGTCTGGCACGTCTGTGCCACAGTTCGATCTGATCTGTGCTCATTTAACTCTCCAATGCTTTGATGGCCATGATTCTTGCAATCACGTCCGGGATTTTCTCATCATCCTTGACGATGTAGAGTTCGTGCGCCCAGTCAGGGCCGCGACTTTGCGGCTTGTACGTCGACACCTTGATGATGCGACCGTTCGCGGCTTTGATGACAGAGAATGTAGACTGTGCCGTCTCATCACCTATGGGGTCTAGTCTGCTGGCGCTGACAGCTAGAGGTTGGTCTGGGTATCCTATTTGATTTACCTTACGTTCGTCTGACATAAGCCAGTTACGCAGCCATTGTTTGACGCTCATTTAACTCTCCAGTTGGAATGCGACGATGGCGGCGGCGATGCGCTCGTTCACGTCAGTGATGGTCTCGGCTATGTACGTCTCGTACTCGTAGCCTTCTTTGCGTCCGATGTTGACGATGTAGCCGTTGGCCACTTGCAGCACTTCGACAGTGCCATGAAATAGCTTTCTGGATTTTGGCACTTGTTCTTGCTTGATCATTGCGTTTTGAAAGACAGAACTAATTTGGCTAGGGTAGCCTGCAGTAGTAATACTGTTGCCAAGTATGTTGTGCATCAGGTCTTTAAACATTGCGACCCTCCAGCTCTATCAACAGCTCGATGTAGTGCTTGGCCTTCTTGAGGTCGGCTACGCCGTTCTTGCTGCGCCAGCGACTGACGTACTTGATGACGTTGCCCTCGAGGTATGGGATGCCGTTGGCATGGATGAACTCGACTGGCTGTATCTTCATCTGTTTGTAGTGGTTGCCGTCAATTTGTTCGTCTAATGGGTTTGTCATGTTTTTCCTTTGGTTGGGTTGAGATAACTATTTCGTTGGTGGTGAATCTGTGTTCGTTGGCGCACTGGTAGCGCCTTCGCCGGGTTCCGTCTGGCCTCATGCGACTGTCGATGACTTCGGTGTATGTGCCGCACACAGGGCACTTCATGGCCTTTTAAACGTAGGCAGTGGTGCCCAGTGTGTCCAGCCGTCTGAGTCGCGCCATGTACCAAGCACTGCAACGCCTAAGCTTTTGTCGATCATCAGCATCTTCGCACTCAGCGGCGGTGGATATTCTTTGGCATCAAGCCAGTGGTTGTTGACATCGACCACAGCGAAGCGGTCGTGCGTTAGTTTGTGCTCGGTCATTGCCATAGTCCTTTGCCGCCAGCGAATGTGGTCTTGATGGTTGTTTGCTTTGCTGCCGTAACCTTGCGCACGTAGCTCCTGCGGCTACGCTCTTCTTGAGACTGTGAGCTCTTTGGCTGTGCGTCTTCACCCTGACCAAGCGCGTAAATCTTGACGCGGTTGCGCCCGTCAATGTTGTTCGAGTAGTCAACAACGTAGATCAGCTCTTGGGCTTTCATCTCGGCAAGAAGCTTACCAACAATCTTGGGGTTGCACTGTGCTTTACGCGCCAGATCAAGCCTACTGTGGGGGCCTTGCAACAGTGCTTTGAATACTTGCACTGCTTCTTCGATCTTCATGGCTTCTCCTTGAGGCTGTAAAAATGCTCTGCCAGCTCGCGGGCCTTGTGCTTGTTGACGCCTTCACGGACCAAATTTGCCGTGACCATTTCCATCCATGATGCGGGTGGGGTGGTTGTGGTTTTCGGTGTAGCCATCAGCTTGTTGCCGACCCATTCGACAAGGCCAACTTCAAACGCCACAGGCTCTTGCACAGTGGGTGCTGCAAGGGCTTGCTTGATGGCGGTGATGGCGTCGCGAGCCATTGAGGTGCCGCGACCTTGCGATGGTAGATAGTCCATGTTCCACTCCAACGCCTCCAGCGCCAAGTCCAATGCTTTGTCTTCGGTCATGTGTTCTCCTCATCCATCGGCCACAGGTAGTTGGCATTACGCAGGATGTCATCAGCCAACTTGCGTGCCGCGTCCTCCGGCAGTTGGATAAAAACGCCGCTACTCGTCGTCACGACTACGCAAGGCACGCAGTCTTTCTCATGTGATGCGCCCACGGCGACGTAGTTATTTGCAAGGTTCATAAACAACTCCTCAATGTCAACAGGCCAAGCATCAACGTGATGAAGGCCACCAAGGCCCACACCAGTTGCCCATCAGCAGGGGTCGGTTTGTCTTCTTCGTCGTTCATGCCTCCCTCGCTTTCAGCATGGCATCAGCGAGTGCATAGCAGTGCTTTGCAGTCCGAGAATAGAAGTCGTCTGTTACTCCGATGCCCAAGTTAACAGAAGCAAGCGCTTGACCTGCAAGGTAGTCGCGCAGGGTCATGCCGTTGTGCAACGGCTGCACTGCATCCTCTGGGGTTGATGGGTCAATCAGACCTGACGGAAATGCCTGCCCACCTGTGTTCGTGTTGCTCATTTGATAATCCTCATGAATGCGCCGCATCGGGCGCACTTGTAAATCGGTTGGCTGGGAACTTCTTCCCATTTGTGTTTGCAATCGTTCATTTTTTCTCCAAGATAGGTGTCATCTTCTTCAAGCGGAACTCTTCGCTGACGAGCGCAATGGCTTCGTCCATATCTCTCAGAGTCACCACCTCCATCTGTGCGTCATGCAGTTCCATGAACTCGTTGATCGCAGTCATCTCAGCAGCCTTCAGAATAAACCGCCCGCTCCCAATGCCACGCGCACCGACAGCACGAATAGCCAGCAGCCCTTGCTTGACCACATCGCTGTAGTCATTGCCGAACCCCATACGTGCGAAGGCTTCTGTGATGTTGCCCATGGATATGAGCGTGTCGATGTCAGTTCGTGTTGCCACGCCCTTGGTCAGTGAGTCCAGTGCTGCATGATTCTTGATCTTCAGGTCAACCATGAACGACACGTGCGAGCGCACTGGCGACAAGCCTTCCATGACATACCCCACTGGGTTAAGCAGCACAGGTCTTGGTTTGTATTTACTGCGTTTACGCATGTCACTTCCGATTCGAGAATTTAATCCAGCACTTAGAGCAATACCACTTGTCCCGCATCTGCACACCGCCTAGAGGTTCAGAGTCGCTGCCACACTTGTCACAGTGCTTAAGCGGCTGACTGCGGGCCCGCGAACTCGCCGGGCTCTCTTGGAACGAGCTTGTCAAAGGCATGCGCGGTGGTTTGGAATTCATCGAGGATTTGTGGGTTGGTGACTGCGATCCAGTTGAGGAGCTGGGTGAGTTGTTTGTTGGTGTGTCGTTCTGTGGCCAGCTCGATTCTCATTACGTTGATTTCGCCCTGAATCAAGCTGAAGTTGCTGTTGGCCACCATGCAGAACTCTTGTAGCTTGCGGATGTTGAGCGTGTCGTCCTCGCTGTAGCCTTTCTCGACGGGAATTGGTAGTTGTGTGAGGTACATGCTCAGGCTCCGAAGATTTTCTTGAGTGCGTCGTACAGCTCACGGGCTTGCACGATAGACAGCGCGTTCATCAGCTCAGGCACAGTCCCTATGACACGTACAGGATTATCAGGCGCTGGTGCTGGCTCCGGTGTCGCCTTGGCAACAGGCTTGGCTTTTTTAGCTTTGTCTCTGGCTACGTACCCTTTTACGTAGTGATTGCCTACAGTTTTGTAGGTCGACACACTGCCATTCTTCTCGGCTCTGATGATGCCCCGCTTCACGAACTGCACAACCAGCGATGACGACGACGCGTCTTTGATACCAGCATTGCGTGCAAGCGTAACCAACGCTGCTCTTGTACTGCCGGGGTTGTCCCTGATGATGTTGAAGAACGTCTCTGATACGCCCAAGTTGGATGCTGTTGGTTCTGTCACGGTGTCTCCATCGTCGTCAAATTTAAGGTCTGCAAGCTTTTGCAATTCTGATCTCAAGTCAGGCATATTCATTCTCCAGTTCATCAATGATTTCATCAAGCATGTCGTTGGCATGCAGGGCTTCTAGTACGGACTCATCTGAGGTCAGCGCGTCGTACTCAACTTCTAGTCTGTTGTACAGGTCACGCATGTGGCTCTTGAAGGCCTCCTCGAACTCGTCTTCCAGTGCGCCGAAGTTGTATCCTTTGAGGATGGCCACGAACGCTGCGTTCTGAATGTCTGTTTTGTACGGACTATGGGCGTACACGAACTCGTCCATCTCGGACTCGCTGTAGTCATCCGGGCTCACCATGTCAGAGGTGAACGACGTGCAGTTCTCATGGTAGTAGTGGCCCCGTTGGACGACGCTCAAACTCCACGACTCTGCCGCCAGTGCAGTGAGTGCTGGGCACGTGTACCCCACCGACTCTAAGAACTTGGGCCAGTCGTCGACACTACCCTCGAAGCATGCACCGTCACCTTGCGATGAGAAGCCGCTGAAGTACATCCTGTCAACGTCGATACCGATAGCGCCCATGTCACGCTTGAAGTCGTGGTAGACGCAGTCGTGCCATTCCGTATGATCGACGTTCCAATGGCGATGCTTGTCGAGTATCTCGTCGCGCTGTCTTGCGGTCAGTGCGTTGAATCTTTCCATGGGTGTCATTTGACTCTCCAATACTTACGTGTGGCTTGCACAACCTCTACCTCCTTAGGAGGTATGGGCTCGTACTTGTTGCCGAATGGCGGCGTCCAGCCGAAGCGTCTCCATGTAGCCTGCACGTCAGCGCCTGACGTCCACTTGTAGTCGGGGTGGCCCACGGGAATGGTTGGTAGTGTCTTCTTCATGGTGTGTCTCCTTTCAAAATCATGGCTGCTTCGTACGCGACACGAAGCTCAGGGTGGGTGGCGTCGACGTACTCGATGAACTTGCCCATCTCCTCACAGTCATACTCGAGGTCTTCGATTCTGTTTTCGGCTTCGTTCAGGTCGTTGCTTAACTGGCTGGCTCTGTTCTGGTAGTCGTAGAGCTCTTCTTCGAGCTCGGCTATCTGCTCGGACAGGCTCATGATGCCGCTGCCAACTTAGCTGCAATGGCTGCAGCTGTAAGTCCCTCGGTGTCCATGTCTTCAACGATCTTGGCACGCTGTGTGGGGCGCTCGAGCTTGCGATCAAGGCGCTCGATGTCTTCGTAGTGGATGTACATACGCACACCGGGAAACAGCTTGACCGCCTCGTTAAGTGTCTTGCACTTCTGAAGGAACTCGGTAATGTCTGCCTCTACCTTAGCCCACCGTGCGTTGATGGCCATCTCAACGAGGGCGTCGTCCCAGCGTTGCAGCAGCTCGGCGCGGCCCGGAGTCTCCTCGGGGAACGCACGCACCTGATCGACCGTCAGCTCGGAGTCAGGCCTGTTGTAGTAGTTGTCCTTTGGACGCTGGTATGCGAACGCCATGTTGTTGAAGCGCACGCTAGTCTTGAGCGATCTGCCTTCGTCAGTCCAGCCATGGATAATGATGTTTGCGTCGGGAGACTTGGTCAGCCAATCTTTGGGGATAGACTCGAGAAGGTAGACGTGGTCTGCGCCCCAGCAGCCGATGTTGTAAAGCTTGCTTGCGTCGATGCTGTAGTTCTTGTCAATGTCCGGCAGGTCGTTTGCTCGCTCTGCCTTGCGCATGCCGTCGATCTTAGTCTTGACGCGATTGATAAGTTCTTTGGTGATGCCAACTGTTGCCATGATTAGATTCCTTCTTCAAGTTTGATTAGTGTTGAGACGTAGACCATTGCTTCTGTGAGCGTTATTGGTTCTTTGAAAGGGCCGTGGTGTGTATGCGGCACCTTGTTGATGGATACGTTGACGTGCCAGCCTTGCTGGTTGCGCACTACCTGCACGCCAACGGTGTTGCTCCGCTCTACGCGGATGCGTTCACTCTTCTGTATCGGATGTTCCGAGGAACTCTTGGATTGCTGTTCTGAGAGCATCGCGTGTTTCTTGTGGTGCATCGGCAGCTAGTGCGTCGTAGCACTGCTTGAAGATGTCGTTGTATGCGTCGATAAGAGAGTCGAGTTGGTCTTTGGCGTTCATGGTTGCTCCAAGGTAAAAGGGATATTGTCGCCGTACGGGGCACGAATGTCACTAGAGATACACCACACGACTGGGTAGTCAGGCGCGTTGGCCTCGTTGAAGTCGGTGTAACCGTCGGTCAGGCACACGAACACCTCGGGCTTGATACCTTCCTTGGCGATGTAGTTGAAGCCCTCTTCCATGTCAGTGCCGCCGCCACAGTAGAACGTCAGCGCCACCTCCTCGCCCTGCTCGAACACCTCGTGCTTGGCTACCGCAGTGTCGACATACAAGACATGGACACGGGATGGGTTGCACTGCGACACGATGCGCTGCAAGTGGCCGTTGTAGTGGTCGAGCTCGACCTTGCTGATGGAGCCGGACACGTCGACTTGGATGACAACCTCACCCATCTCGGCGGTCTTGCCTGTGCTTGGCAGGTAGCAGTTGGCGAAGCGCCGGTTAGGGCGTGACCATGTGTAGTCACCGCGAGTGAACGAGGTCATGTAACGCTCGAGGATATCGTGCCATGGAGTCTGCACGTCGATGAGGTCAGCGACGATCTTGGCCAGACCACCGGGCATCTTGCCCTGAGCCTTGGCTGCTTGGGCTGCTTGTGCGATCTCTACGCGAGTCTCAGCGTCGATGCGGTCAGCCTCCTCAGAAGTGAGTGGTGAGCCGCGCTCGATCAGGTCGTCACCGATACCACCGGGGCCACCGCCACCACCGGGCGGCTGGTCGGGCAGCTTGTTGTAGATGACGTCTACTGTCTCGTCCTTGGAGCCGGGCATATTGACACAGCCCTCGATCTGCTGGCCGATGCCTGCGTCCTTGAGCATGTCGTTAATCCATGCGTCGCCAGCGACGTTCCACTTCTTGGCGTTACGCGCACCACGGCGCAGTGCATGCTGACCGATGACATGGCCGACCTCGTGACACAGCAGGAACACAAGCTCGTCAACAGACAGCTTCTCGACGAAGGCCTTGTTGTAGTAAATCTGGCCGCGCTGATCGACAGCAGCAGTGGGGATGGTGTTGTCCTCGATGAGCTTGCGCTTCATGAGGATAGATGCGAAGAACGGATGCTGGGTAACGATTGATACCTTAGCGCGGTCGAGTGTTGTGACTGCCATGATTACTCCTGAAAAGTGATGATTTCGATTGGCTCAGTGCCTCTGAGCATGTCGGCTACTTGCTTTGATTTGTCTTTGAGCTCCTGTGTAGTGTGCTCGGCCAATATTTCTATAACCTTACGGATTGACTCCTTGTCGTGCATGGTGATGTAGAAATTGGAGTCGAGGCTGCTGATGCTCTGCATAGCCTGAGTGTGCTGACCACTGTAGTACCCCTTGTT